GTGTTCAAGTGCGGATATGGTAAACGATCATGGAATTTCAATTTTTGAATTATTTGAATACATAAAAACTGGACTCCCAGCATACACCCATGATCATGAGGCTGTTGTTGATAGTGATTATCTAGTTAATATAAAAAAGGTTTTACTCAACTACTTCAGCGCCAAAATAATGAATGAACACCAAAATCACCAGCCTAATAATTTTGAAATCGACGCTCTGGCAAAACATGAATACAAGATCCGTCGATTCGATAGTATTTTTGATCGTCCTCATGGAATCAAACTCTTAAGTTTCAATGAACTGCTCAAAAACAATCTCTCCGAAGTATGGACTTTCCAATTTAAAACCACCGATGTTATTAAATTCTTCGACTTTGTATCTAATAAGAGCAATGCTCTGCCCTCATATGATGAGATTATAAAAGAAAAAGAGCTACAGGCATGGAAGATGGTCAGTGAGATATTGGAAGTAAGTTCTGAAGAAATCCAAAAGGTCAATGCTGATGATTTACAAAACGAAATGTGGGGGGAGCCTAAAGAAAATATGAGCACCAGGGACGAATACAAGCCCACCCCCGGCACAAAAACCAGTGAACCGTCTTTTCCTCCTACACCACAAGAGCGGCCAAAAAATCAGCCGAAAACGGAAGGCAAGAGAAAAAACCGTTCATACTCAAAAATCGTTCAAGCTAAAATCCTAGAGCAAATCGACCAGTGTCAAACAAAAAAAGAGCCGCTTGTATATGATGCAGCACAAAGCAAAATGCTTAAAAATCAATCAATGATCCGGGCGGATTTCGAGAAAGAAAAAAGCGAAACGGATAATTCCCTCATAGGCACAATACTTGATAATCGGTCAGCAATATCCGACTTAGCAAACACAAGGGGCACCGAGGGCGAAAGGGAATACCAAGTATTAAATCTCATAGACCTCCTAGCAGGCTCCGAAGAAATAAAAAATGCGGTAAATGAATATAAACAAACCCATGGTGAAACATCCACCACGCCTACAGAAAATCTATCGCGGACGCCGGAAACGAAAGAAGAAAAACAAAACGTAGATGACTTTATTAAACAGCAGCGCCAGCAAAATGTAAATTTTAAGGTAATTGCCGCACTAATCAAACAAAAATATGGGTTATCAGCTTTAGACATTGCCCGTAAACTGAGGCTTGGTGCAGGCTTAAATGAAGCACAGATTGATACACTTAGACAGAGAGGCCAGAGGGCGATCAATAAAGGCAAAAAACAATTACAAGCAAATCGTCAGAAAGAAAAAAAATAAGTTTATCCCTGCTGGACACTTAATTGTCATGGCTGGACACGTTTTGAAATCATAACATAACATATTGATATTGATAAATATTAGCCGGAGCAATCCGGCTTTTTTTGTCCATTGATTGTCGACTAGTCGACAGACGTAAAATTCCTTCAAATGAAAGAGACACCACAACATTTAAGGGGGTTTACATGGAAGGAAAAAGAATTACCACAGAAGAATTTGCCAGTAAGGTCGGAGTAAAACCGGGTACAATCCGACGAGGATTTTGTCTCAATGGTCATTATCTGGGTTTGAAGCCTGTCAAGTTACCGAACAGGCGTTTGCTCTGGTCTGCCGCTAAGGCCGACAAACTCTTGGATGAACCGGAGGCTGCTGCATGAAACCGACAATCATTATTCAATTTGCACCCAAAACGTGGAAACCGACGATCTTCATCAACGCTAATACTGACTTTGAAACGGACATAATAAAAAAAGTTGTCGACAATATTTGGGTAGCTCTGGATGTAAGCGAAGAATTTGAAAATTGTGCTGTTGCGATTGAAGAGGAAGATTCAAACAGACATCTTCGATCGTGAGCTATCATGGTAGATCGACTGCTTGCAAACCTTACGCAAAAAGTGAAACGCATGAATAGACCTAACCGAAAACTGAAACGCGCCTACGACCGGATTTACCGAAAAGACCCGGCGGCGGCGAATGTGTTTTTATTACTCACAGAACTGGCGGGTGGCCAAGGCCAGATCAAATTCGATACACTTTGCCCGGAACAGGAAATTCAACGGCTGATGAGAGCGCGATTTGATGATCCGCTTGCCTACCAACTGCCACGGGGTAAAACGACATGATCCAAGATTCAATCCCTGGTGGATTCTTTATGACGGCGCGAAAGATTTTCGATTCGGACCTGTGGCAAAAGCCACCTTTGTATCTAAAGACTTGGGTCTGGATCATCGGTAACGCAAATCATTCGGACTCCAAAGACGGAAAAATAAAGCGCGGCCAACTGATAACGTCCTATGATGTTATCGCCAATGCCCTTGGCCACTATTATAATAGGCAACGTATCATTCCCACGATTAAGCAGCTGCGAACAATTTTAAAGTGGCTCGAAGACCAGGACATGATCAAGGTAACACCACTCAAAGCCAGTGACAGCGGGACCTTGACGAACCGGGGCAGACACCACGGTCAAACCAGGGCATACATCGGTTTGTTAATTCATGTTGTAAATTACGATACTTACCAAGATATTACAGTTTACAAGGGCAGACACCTGGGCAGACCATCTGACGAACTAGGGCACATAAACAATAATGATAAGAAGAATGATGAAAACCTCCCTGTAGATAATTCTAAAATTTTACTGCTGGAAGAAAGATATTCCGACATAGAATTAATCAACCAGTGCTTCAATTCCATATCTTCCACCAGAAAAACAAACCGCATTTCCGACAGCGTTAAACGGAACATCCTCCAACAATGGGAAAAATACCCGCCCGATCAGGTTATGGCCGGAATCCGAATTTATCTTGAAAAGGACTATGCCAGCGAGGGGAAAAACGAAAAATACTTGCTCGGTATCATCCGGGGCAATTCAAAAAGGATAGCACCGGCGAATATCCCCATCGGCAAGATCATGAAATCGACAGGCAGCGTAGCACTCGATGCAACTTATCGTCAACAGGGGTTTAAAATCACATGAACGCCATAGATTACATCAGACAAAAAGACATTCCGTATAGGCTACAAGCCGGTCAGGCCGTCTTAAACTGCTTCTTTTGCGGCGATACAAAAGGACATCTCTATATTGATCAGCAGGATGGGACTTTTTTTTGCCACAAATGCCAGGAGCGCGGCAACCTTATCACCATTCAAAAACATTTTGGCGACTATCAGAAGGATAGGCCACCGATGAACAGACCGAACCAGACGGCACAAACAGCCGTTAAACCGGCTTTTAAAAATCAGGGCATGGCGGCAACCAATGTCCCTGAAGAAAAAAGCGTCACGGAGGCCCACCAGCGGCTCTTAAACGATCCAGACGGGTTGAGGTATATCACGGGCACCAGAGGATTGAGCCTGGAAACGGTCAAAACCTTCAAACTTGGAGTGCAGATAGACCGCACCGGCGGGCGCTGGCTTACGATTCCCCACTATGAAAAGGGCAATCCGATAAACATTAAAAGCCGGTCACTGCCACCGGCAGAAAGGACCTTCCGGCGTGTCAATAATTGCCGGTCAATATTATTTAACAGCGATTGTCTCGATACCAGCGAGAGCGTCCTTTACCTCTGCGAAGGAGAAATAGACGCCCTGACCCTCTGGGACCGGGGAGAAAAGAACGTCGTTGCCACGACAACCGGGGCCGGTTCATTTGACCCAGGATGGATAGATCGGCTTAAGGACATAAAAAAGATCATCATTGTCTATGACCCGGACGATGCCGGGCAAAAAGGTGCACGGGAGGTGGCACGGCGTTTAGGCTACGACCGCTGCTACAATGTGGTATTGCCCAATGGCCAAGACCTTAACGAATACTTCATGGCTGGCCATACGATTACGGATTTTATCGGCTACGTTTCCGATAATGCCCGTCAATTTGATGTTGCCGGTGTGATGACCTTTGATGATGGTTTACAAAAATACCGGGAGGAGCAACAAAAGCCGGAGCAAACAACCGGCATAAGAACCGGATGGCCGTCGGTGGACAGAATCATCAAGACCGGATTCATGCCGGGCGAGCTGATCGTTTTGTCGGCACCGCCGAAGATAGGAAAGAGCACCCTGGCTCTTCAGATCGTATCATATAACTCCCTTCAGGACATTCCGGCACTTTTCTTCTGTCTGGAAATGCGGCCGATGAAAGTCATTCAAAAAATTACGCAGTACTATGTTAGGTCTGAAGAAATCGGCGACAGGGAAATTGAGGATACCCGGACGGCATTCCGGGGCAAGCCTCTTTACCTGGGCTTCAGTTATCAGAAGCCGACGCTGGAGGGAATCATTGACACGATTAAGGATGCGATCCGGCGTTACGGACTGAAGCTAGTTGTGTTCGACCACCTTCATTTTCTGTGCCGGTCCTTGAACAACCAGGTTCAGGAGGTTAGCCTCGCGGTTCAGGCGTTCAAGTTTCTGGCCGAAGAACTGGAGACCCCCATCATTCTGATTGCGCAACCAAGAAAAATTCAGGCCGACAGCATCATGACCGCTTGGGACCTGAAAGATAGTTCCTCCATCTTCTCGGATTGCGATCACCTGATATTGCTGCATCGGCAAAGAAAAGCCACCAACCCAAAGGATTTGCCGGATGGTGCCCCTTTGCAGACGGAATCTTTTGACCCCTACACGCTGATCCGGGTAGAAGCGAGCCGCTACAATCCCGGTGGCGAAACGGCTCTTTACTATCACGGAGAGTATTCCCGCTTTGATGAAATATCCCGGGCAGACTCTTCAGGAAAGTTTCTTAACTAACGTGAAATGGAGTTTACCAAATGCCGAGCCTAAAAATCGATAGAGTAAAATTAAATCAAATGCTTACCGCTGGTAAATCACAGAAGGAAATTTCTCAAGTTTTTGGGGTAACCGAGGGCGCAATCTCCAAAGCCAAGAAAGAACTCAATATCGCTGTTGTTAAGAATGTCTCTTTGGAGCGGGCCCACCAGGTTGTCGAGAATAATCTGAATGCCGTCGAGCAACTTCAAAAAATCAATGGTTACGCGAATGAACTGCTTGACTTACTTATGCGCTGGAATCGGGGCGATAAAGAAGCCCTTCAAATATTAGAATCACAAGTCCGAAAAGTTAAAGTAAAGGGAACGGAAGAGGAAATCACGGAATTTCGTCTTAAAGACCCTCGTGAATTGGCCCTCAAGGCGATGGCGGAAATTCGCGGACAGCTGGCCCTACAGCTCGATGTCTTCAAGGCACTGCATGACATGCAGGCCATCGCAGAATTTCAAAAAGAAGTCTTAACCATTATCGGAGAGGTGAGTCCGGATGTACGGGACAGTATTATCAGCCGACTTAAAGAAGGCCGAGCTATTCGACAATCTGTTGAAATCCATTGATATTCAATTCGGGACGGAAACGGATTATCAGCGATACCAAAATGATCCGGTTGGTTTCGGGAAAAATATCCTGGGGGATGATTTCACGGAAGAAGTCGAGATCCTGATGGAATCTGTCAGAAATTATCCGATTACCGTGGCCAGAAGTGCAAACGCAACGGGCAAGACCCATGCGGCGGCAAGAATCGCGATATGGTTCTACAAGACCTTTCCTGACAGCCAAGGTTATACGAGCGCAGCGCCACCGGAAAGCAACCTGAAGAAATTACTCTGGGGTGAGATCGGGAGCACTGTCGAAAAGCATCCGAAACTATTTGCTTCTGACAGCATCCGCAGTCTGTTCATTGGCCGGTCTGCCAAGTCTTTTATGTCGGGTGTGACGATACCGGCCTCGGGAACGGAGGCACAGCGGGAGGCTAAATTTTCAGGAAAGCACGCGCCTTATTTACTCTTCATAATCGATGAAGGCGACGCCGTACCTGATGACGTCTATCGGGGTATCGAGTCTTGCATGTCCGGGGGCCATGCCCGGCTTCTCGTTATGTTCAATCCGCGTCACCGGTCAGGCGAGGTCCACCGAATGGAACGCGACGGCAGGGCGAATGTCGTCAAGCTGTCGGCGTTTTCACACCCGAACGTCATAACGGGAGAAGATCGGATACCTGGTGCCGTAACCCGGGAGACCACCGTTCGCCGGATCAACCAATGGTGTCGCCCTTTGGCTTCCGGGGAGATAGCTGACGGCTCCTGCTTTGAACTGCCTGCTTTCCTGGCTGGCATGACCGCCAGAAGTCAAAGCGGTGAGGAATACGAACCCTTGCGGCTGGGGTTCTATAAAATCATGGACCCAGCGTTCGCGTATATGGTCCTGGGTGAGTATCCGGCGCAGGGAAGCCAACAGTTGATCAGCCGGGAATGGATTGCCGTGGCCCGTTCCCGATGGAATGCTTATGTTTCTCAACACGGAGAGAGCCCGCCTGTGGGTGCATGTGCCATCGCCGGTCTGGATGTTGGGGAGTTCGGGACAGACTCAAACGTCATGTGCTTTCGGTATGGTGGTTTTGTGGAAAGATTGCTCCCCTGGGACGGTTTGGATACGATGGCAACTTCCGATCGGGCTGTCAATGAGTATCGGTCAAGAGAGGTTTCCTCCGTCAACGTTGATGCCACTGGTGTAGGTGCCGGGGTTGCTCCGGCAATGCAACGGCAAGGCTGTACTGCATATTCGGTCAAGGTCGCTTCGTCCCCTACCCAGAGAACTGAGCAGGGAGAATTTTTTATTCTCCGAGACCAGCTGTGGTGGGCCTGCCGTGAGTGGTTGAGGACTGATCCGGGCGCTATGCTTCCCCCGGATGAAATGTTGATGGAGGAGCTTCAGACACCGACCTATCTTATAGACCGGGGAAAAATCCGGATTATGAAAAAAGCCACGATGCGGGAAGTTCTGAAACGATCACCGGACAGGGCGGATGCCCTGTGCTTAACATTCGCCGTCGATGATTCTTTTTTTGGCGGCCTTATTTTGGAGGATTATCCAAATGATTAAAATCAAAAAAATTGTGCACCCGCATTCCTATGAAATTATACAAGCGCGGACTGACCAAGCTCACTTAACCGGTCAACCTATTATCGAACACCCTTTCTGGTATGAAAATACCGAGACTGGCCAGCTTTATTATGACCTTTATGGGTGTGTTGCCTGGCCGACGGCGGTCTCGGAAAAGGGTAAAGCCATGCCCGGCTACGTAGGCATTCTTGGCGTGGTGAAGTCGAAAATAGAGGGAGCACTGATCCAGGATGCAGCGTTTCAACTTCTGGCGGAGGGCGCGGCCAGAGACGTCCCGACTCTGCTGGAAATGATCCTTGCCATGCGCAAGGATTATGGTTTTGGCCTGCACCCTGACTTGTTGCAATGCTGGTATGGTGATCCTGAACGGTTTGTTAAAAACGTGGCTTTGAAAAACGAAAGACTCGTGGCCACTGGTGGCGAAAAGGCGGTGATCCTAATCATCCCACCCAATGACTTTTATGATCCGAAATCGTTTGACAATTATGTACACTCGCTCCGCAGCGTGCTCGTTCCTAACAATAAGCGATTCTTCTTTGGGGGTGGCAATCTCTTGAAACAGCACTTACGTGCATTTGAACGCGACAACCCGGCCGTTTTAGCGATTGGAGGTCTAGTGCATACCCTGCTGGGTCATTGTACCTGGGCCGGTTCCAGTAGGAAAACAGTATTCGTAATAGAAGACTTCTAAAGCCACCATCTTAGAAAAGCCAGGCTGATGAGGCCGAGAGGATCTTAGTTAGGATTACATCAGTGCAAATAATATTATGAACACAGTGTTTATGTATCAGCAACATACAACAAACCAGCAAAGGAGAATACAATGGAAAACGCAATCACGAAAAACTCAGTGGAGCTTGAACAGCTCGAAAACATCATCAATAAGAACATCGGCGCGTTCTATGCGGTTGGCCGGGCGCTGATGGAGATCAGGGACAAGGGGCTTTACAAGGACGTGCTCGGGTTTGATACGTTCGAGAAATACTGTAAAGCAAGGTGGGATTTTAACCGCGCCCATGCTTACCGTCTTATTGATTCGGCAAATGTGGTCGATGTCGTGTCTCCCAATGGGAGACAAAAACCAGAAAATGAACGTCAGGCCCGACCCCTTACCCGCCTCGAATCCGACCAACAGCGCGAAGCCTGGCAAAAGGCCGTTGACACAGCGCCGGACGGCAGAGTGACGGCGGCGCACGTTTCAAAGGTTGTTAGGGAAATGTACGGCGGACAACAGAAGCCCAGCGCTCCAGAACCACAACCGACAATCCCGGAACACGGTATTTTTTTGGCACGGATCGCAATTTCGCAACTGGAAAGAATTACGAGTGATGACCCAACGCGGCAGAAAGCGTTTGATATGGTTATAAACTGGATAAACAAAAACAAAAAGGGGAAATGAAATGTCAGTGAATCTCCCCGCTGCAAGCCGCGAGGCATCCTTTGTCATGGACCATACTTGATTTGACAGACAATGTCGTGGAAATTCTGATTAAGAAAATCATTCACCTACGAAACCACACATCGACATTGCATCTAGAATCACTTTTTATTACGATGGCAATTAAACATCTAAAATAAACGAAGCAAGGACGTTTGTTCGGAGCGCAAAACTCTCAACTTCATATAATTAGTTGGCACCTTCATTAGTAACCTATTGCACTGTTAATGCTCCACTGATATTCAGCACCGGCATCCCCTACAACAATGTCAATTCCGAAATCCTTTGTCTTGAGTGGTGGAATATTAACATCAATGGAATAGGTTCTTGTTCGTTTTATTCCGTTGATTGACGTTGAC